TTCCTTCGGTTTGTGCTGGCCGGCCTGATTCCCGAACCGCCCGTCGCTCGCTCGTGTGTGCTTCGACTCGTCCCACTTGAGCATCGTCTGCCCGCGTGCGGACTTCTTCCGAGCGTAGTGCTCACGCTGAAACGCTGCCGTCAACATTGTAGTGATCGCCGTTGCGGCTGTTTGCTTGTGCGTAGAGCCTTCAGTCTCATCGATGCCATCGTCTGCATCTTCTGAATCCGTCGCGTTTGCACTGGAGTCATGCCGGTCGTTGATATTGGCGTTAGCAGGATACTCAGCAACTTCAACTCCTGCGTCATCGCGGTTCACCTTTGCATAATGATCACGCTGAAACGCACCTGATAGCGCTGCGGTGATCGTCGACTCGAACGCCTGCCGGCGACTGTAGCGATCGGCTCGTCCCGGACGTTCCGTGGTGACCGGCTCATCATCAAACGAGTCGTCAGGATTGGTATTCCGCGCACTCGCCGACAACGCATCCGGATTGCTCGGACCTTTCGCGGGCGTCCTCTTCGCGGAACTTCGCTTCAGGTCGGCTTCGAGTTCCGCCAATGCGGCCTGTGACTCCTTCAGGTCGGCTGCACGCAGAAACGGCTTGCCGATCTGTCGAGTCATCGACGTAATGTCTCCACGATTCGCTGCAATCTGCTGCTCAATTTTTGCCGTTCGCTTTGGCAGGTTACGAATCACGCTTTCGATTGACGCCAGACTGTCGCCAGTTCGGTACTTTTCACCGCTTGGACCTTCGAGCGTATAGCCGCCGTCTTCGCGATGGACGGTGATGCCGCGAATATCGCCAATGTGTATTGGATCCGGATCTCGATAGCGGTGATGCGATCTACTGTGCGCCGCGAGTTCCTGGTCGGCCGCTTCGGTCGCCGCTTCGAGCCAATCCGTCGCGTCTGCCCGGTTGGACGTACTTTTCGAGCCGATAGACGCGTTGAAATCCTTGTCCGCTGCGGCTGCGTCATGCTTCGTGCGGGACGCCTGTGCCGTCAGCAATTCGATGTCGGACAATGTCGTCTCTATCCGCTGTTGCAGCCGCAACTGGTCCCGCCCGTGCCGGCTCTGTGCTCGACGTAAGGTTTTAACGCGGTCCTTCAGATTGACTCGCTCCAGGATGCGGTGATCGCCCGACGCTGCCGCCATCAGTTGTTGTGGCGTGAAGACTTCGCCGTCTTCCTCGCTGATTTCTCGCTGTCCGGCCTTTGGATCGGTGACGGCCTGTTTGATGAACGCGTCTTTTCGGGCCACGATGCCCCATGACATTTCGTCGAGCGACCCCTCGGTGAGATAATGAAACGAGTCAACGGTGTCGTTCTCGTTTCCAAACCGATGCCCGCGGCCGTTACGCTGTTCAAATGCTGACGGCTTGTATGGCACATCAATATGGTGCATCGCAGAGATTTTATTCTGGATGTTGAGCCCGGTGCCCATTCGATCGGTCCCGCCGATACCGACGCGAATCTCGCCGGAACGCAATTTGTCGGCCATCGCCAGCCGCTTTTTATCCGACATATCTTCGCCAAAATTGGCGATCTGACTCCGAGGAATCCCGCCTTTCACGAGCTTGTCGATGATGTCGCCGTACAGATGGAATCCGCTCGACTGGTTTGGATGCACACCGATATCACTGAAAATCAGTTGCGTGCTGCCCTCGTGGTTCTCGTCGTTGTGTCGCTCCAATACCTGCCGGACCATCCGATTAACCTTGCTGTCTGGATGATCCTCCATCGTCGAGTCGTACAGCCGAACATCGACCGAGCCCTGCCGGCCTGCGGTGCTGATCGATAACGGATTGTCCTCGCCTTTTTTCGCTCGTTGCCCTTCGATCGCCTGTGCCCGTTTGCGAATGTCTTCCATCATCGCCTTAACGGGCTCTGTAGCCTCTGCCAGAACCATGTGGTTCTGCTTGATTGGCCGCGGAACCGCTGGCGATTCCGTCCCGTCGTCGGCCACTTTCGGTGGCAGGCTATCAACGCGGCGAACGTCGAGATCCTGCCGGGCAATCTGCATCATCTCCGGCACGTTGACGTACTTTGAAAACCGCGTCTTGCTCTTGTATCCACCTTTAAGGTCTGGCTCCAGCGACGTTTCAAACTCACCGAACGTGTTTGCCCACGCGTCGAACGTCTGCAATCCCCGCGATTCGAGTTCTTCCGGCTGTACGTATCGCTGAATGTTGAACATTTCAGCCATTGAGTTGCTGACCGGCGTGCCCGTTGCCATCACAACGCCGCGGCCGTCGTGTTGATCCTGAAGCCACCTCGTACGCATCAGCATATTCGTCGCCCGGTCGGATGGACTCGACGAAATGCCTGACAACTCCTGCATTGACGTGTAAATCGGCAGGTTTTTGTACTTGTGCGCTTCGTCGACCATGATGAAGTCGATGCCGGTTTCCTCGAACGTGACCTGATCATCTTTCTTGCTGTCGAGAGCCTTCCGGAGCCGTGTTTCGAGCTTCAGTTTGCGTTTTTCCAACGCCTTGACCGCTCGATTCTTCTTGCTGTTGTCGTTCTGCTCGACCATCCCCACGGCAGTTTCGAGTTCTTCGATTTCCTGCTGGATGTACTGCTGCTGCACCTCGGAACTCATCGGCAGCATGTCCAGGTGGTCATGCGACAGCATGATTATGTCATAGTCGCCCGTTGCGATTTTGCTGACCGTCTCTTTGCGTTTCGCTGCTGTGAATTTGCCGGACGTTGACAGTATTCGAGCGCCGGGATACAGAGATTGCGCGTCGGCCGTCAGTTGCTCCAGGTTCGATTTAAGGCAGACGATTGCCGGCTTCTTAGCCAGTCCGAGTCGCCGCATCTCCATCGCACCAGCGACCATTGTCGACGTTTTGCCGATGCCAACCTCGTGAGCCAGAACACCCTTGCCGCGTGAAATCAACTGCCAGACAAAGTTGTCCTGTACCGTTCGCATGTTGAAATCAGGAGCCATTCCCGGATACGTCAAGTGCGACCCGTCGTATTCCATCGGCCGGATGTTGTTGAAGTTGTCGTTATAGAACTTCGGCAATCGCTCGCGACGTTCGTCGTCCGACCAGAGCCATTCCTTGAACTCGTCGCGCATGTCCTGCACTTTGCCGCGCGAATCCTCCGTTCGCTGCCGGTCGAGCATCCGGCCGCCTTTTCCGTCATCTTTGTAGACGTTCAGCGTTTTGCTGTTCAGTGCGGCGTCCAAAACTTTCATGTAGTTGTGATCTGCGGTGCCCCAGCCACTTGCGGCCGCACCACTGCCACGCCAGGAATCGCCACCACGAGCGTAATCGACTACCCACTGCCCGGTCTCTGGGACGTATCGAATGTCGAAGGTGCTGGCAGTGCCGTTTATCAAATGGCCAGCGAATGCCTGCATGTCATTCTGCGGAATCCAGGGGTTCCCCAACCGTGCTGATATATCTTCAAAGTCGATATCTTCCGGCTGATGCTCTCGGAGCGCTGTGACGTTCGGCCGAAACCGCTCATCCTGCTCTGCGGCAACAATCGCGTCCGTCAGCTTCAGGCGCACGTTGCCTGAAAGATATTCCGCTCGTGATTCCCAGCCCTTGGTGGGATCCTCGAATGCCAGCCCGGTGTGACGGAGTTCGTCCATCACCAACTCAGCATCGGTGCTCGTGAGTTCTGCGATCCGGTCGATGTCGACGCGACCGAATTCATTGAGACTGATGCCGAGGCCGGCAGTGACCGAATCCGCCGCGTCAATCGCCTGATCCGGCCGAATAGTGTTCCGCGTGAAAATATCCGCTTTAGTGGCGGTCTTGGTCTTGTTGTCCCAGTGTTCGAGACTGAGCAGTAGCGGCAGGTCGGGATCATCCGCCAGTGCCCGGATATTGGCCGTCTGGTGCAGTGGCCCGTGCGCGATGTGAAACGCGTCGTACTGATCATTTAGTCGTGTGCGTAGTTCGTCAGATTCCTCGCCGGCCAGATCTGCATCGATCAGCTCACGAAAGACACCACGCACGTCGTCGGCATGAGCGATGCGTGAGGCATTCAGCTCGCTCGTTTCAATGCGATGATATGCACCGTCTCGGTACTGCACTACCTCGCCGTCCTTGACGCTCAGCGTGCCATTCTTGCCGTCGATATCTGACAAGACCGGAGTTCCACCGCCTCGACTGTCGTCGGACTCATAGATGCCTTCCGGCAGTCGCTCGATAGCTGCGTCCAGTTTCGCATCGAAATCGTCACTCTTTGTGACGTTCATCTGCGCGCCATGATACATCGAGCCCGATCGATCGACCGTGCCGAGAACCTGATCGGGATTGTCGGCGAAATACTGGCTGATCGGGATGTCTTCACCGCCGTCTGGATCCGGCAGCGTAGTCGTTTCCGTCCAGTGATCGTTCGCGACTCGTTTCCCATCGACGAAGTGATAAATCCGGCCGAGGCTGTCCGTCAGCGTGCCGGTGTAGCCTGGCTCCGGATTCACGTCATCGGGAGTTTCCTCCGGTGCCGGACCTTCGGCGCTATGCTTCCGGAGGATAATCAGGTCGGTGACAACCTCCGTGCTCGCCGCTTTGTCGTGTGTGCCGCCAGGAAATCGGATCGCCGCCACGAAATCGGCTTTACTGGCCAGTTCCTTGCGTATCGCGTCGTTTTCCTTGTCGAGCGTGCCGGCGCTCGTGACGTGCATCACCAGCCCGCCCGGCCGCACCTTGTCGAGCGATTTCAGGAAGAAATGGTCGTGAATCGGTGCCTTGTGCTTGTTGTATCGCTTCTCGGAGAGTGTGTAGTCGCCGAACGGGACGTTTGAGCCCGCCAGATCGAAGAAGTGATCCGGAGCCTGAAAGTCCTGGAATCCCTGCTGTCGGATGCTCGCCGATGGGTAAAGTTTTTCGGCGATCTGTGCCGTGGTCTTGTCCAGCTCGACGCCTGTGATGCTCGTTTTCTTTGCGAGTTCTTCGGGCATCATGCCGGCGTAGTAACCGGAGCCAATCGATGGATCCAGATATCGGCCGCCCTTGAATCCGAGCCGGATCGCTGCGGCCCAGTGTGCATCCACCACCGCCGGCGCGGTGAAGTGAGAGTTTAGAGTCGACCGTTTGGCCGCCTGCCACGCGTATTCATCACGCCCTCCACTGGCTTCCTTCGCGTCGGCGAATTCGTCCGATGACAGAATACTCTTGAGTGTTTTGCGTTCCTTCTGCCAGGTCGTGTCGTAGTTGTTGAACAGTGCCGGAAACTGACCCCAGCCCGTATAGTCGGCGAGAATCTTTTGATCTTCGGGCGTTGCCAGTTCCTGCCCTTCAGCCTCCATTCGTCGCAGCAGTTTGATCGCGGCAACATTCCGCCGGAACTTCGTTTTCAGTCCTCCACCGACGAAGTCTCTGTCAGGGTATCGCCAGTTCCCTGCGGATCGATCTCGTTCGGGTTTTTGTTCGGGTTTTTGTTCGGGTTTTCGTTCGTTTCGAGCATCTGCCGCTGTGCTATTTCCTTCGCCAGTCGCGGATTCATCCCCTGCTGAATCATTAGTGCCATCTGGTCGATCGCGTTCCGGGATTCCGAAGTCAAGAAGGCTCTGTACGTCTTCCGCCGCATTGCCTTTTTCAGTTCTGGCTGATTTTCGCTTACGTGCCGGTCCAGAGCCTGTTCCCAGAGATTTCCCGGCAGATGCCCGTCCGTTTCCGCCGCTTGACTTGCTTCGCTCATTCCCTGCCTCCGTAAATTTTCCACCCTCGTCGCGAGGATGTTTGTCTTCATCCCATAACCCTAGCTGTCCGGACGCGACACTGCGACGCCGGTATCGTTCCCGACCTGCCGAAAGGTGCTCGTTGATAGCATCGCGAATTGCATCGATCATTCGTATTTAGTCCTCGTGGCGTGTCCGTCAGCCACCATCCGAACCGACACGTCGCCTTCATCCGTAAACAGACGCCCGAGCACTCGGCCGAACGTCAGAGAATTTTGCAGCTTGCGACTGGTTGGAATTTCCATCATGGCCCGCGAACCGGCCGGCAACATCGTTCGCAGATGGTCGCGAGACTCGAATCCTCGAACCTTCTCAGCCAGATCACGCGTCCTGATTTCAGGAGCCCAGCAATCGAGCAGGCGAATACGCATCGTCGGCAGCATCGGCTGGACGACGACGGAATCACCGTCGTAGACATCGACAATCACGACCTCGGTAGCCAGTCCTCGCTCCACGTCTGCCTCACGATGTGTACGCGATTTTTACTGTCTGCGAGCCCGATGCCAGCACGGCCTTCAGGAACGTGTGCGGCATGCACTCATCCGGCAGCGGATACCATCCAGCGCTGGCGACAGTCATCGTGACCGCCTCAAACGCGGTCATGTCTGTGTCTGCGTTCGTTCGACGCATCAACGCGACAAACGTGCCACTGTCCACATCAGACGCGTAAAACGTCAGTGTGGCCGCGGCAGGTATGTAAATGTTTGCGGCCGCCCCAGAGTCGTACGCGATGGATGCGGTGCTCGCCTCGCTGTCTGTCAGTGAAATCGAGTCAATCGCCCGTTTGAACCGTTCGGCTGTCGCCATTGCTATACCTGTTTTCGATTGAGAATGTTTTGCACGAAATCGATGGCTGCCAGATGCGTGTCCATCAGTGTGTCGTCGCCACCACCACCACCGTTTGAGTCATCACCACCATCGCCCCCATCACCACCAGAATGAGTGACTGTCAGCGTCGGAATGTTGCTGGCATTTTCAGCGAGCCGAACTTTGAATCCTGACCGATCCGACGCAGTCCACGTCGGATCGCCCCACGAGTCATTTTCGCGGTCTTCCTGAGTGGCTAGTCCGAATTTGCTGATGCCGTCTAAATCGATGGCTGACTCACCGTCGGTGTTCAGATCGAGTGAGACGGTTGTCCAGTCGGTTGATTCACTGGAGAGATACCGCGGACTATCTGAAAACGGAGTGGTTCCGACATTATCGTGATCGCCCGTTGCCAGGCTCGTATCGCTCGCCGGATCTGTGCCGTAGATATTCCAGGACAGACCGAGGTCGTCGAAATAGACACTGTCGATCGAAACGTCCAAAGAAGCAGAATCCACCGACTGATCACTTCCGATTGAGGAAGTGTCAAACAGCAGATGAATTCGCTCGATCACGTCCCAGTTATCTGTGGTGTTTTTAGCCCACACGCGTAATTCCTCGGAAACAGCGGTGTCCCTGACGTAATTCGCTGTTTCCGCGATCATGTCCGTCCACGACAAACTCTTGTTGGCCGCAACAGTACGTCCATCGACTGTGCTCGTTTCGGGGCTGGCGTCCGGCGAAAATGTGGCGTCTGTATAGAGACGTGACCCGGACGCGAGCGCGACAGCAATCAACGCTCGCGGGATAAACTTCGTCGCTCGCACAGTCTCGCCATCGGGCTGAATTTCAAACGTCACCAGCACGGGAACGCGGACGATGTCACCAGACTCGTAATACCAAGCAACCGGAGTTCTCAGAATTGTGCCGCGAATTGTCGAATCGTCGCGAGCGATAAACGCGTCGGCGGCAATCAACTCGGCGACATTGCTGTCAGCAAACGGCCGCTCGTCGTAATTTTCACCAGTCCAGACCCTGGCGTGACTGGATCGCATCAGAAACGAGTATTCGACGAATTCAGAGTCGCCAGCCGGCATCGTGTGGATGTCGACAACCTTCTCTATTCGTGCGGCTCGCCCGTGCCAGATGCCGACCCGTAAATCGGCCGCGTCCCACGCGCCGGGATACAGAATCTGATTCGGATTGCCGTCGTCAATGTGCCCTGAGACGTTGTGCTGCGTCTCTACGGCCATCCCCATACAGAAATCTGGTTCGGCGTTGTCGCCATTCTGTTCCTCAATTTGCCGTTTGACCGAGAATGAACCGTCAATGCAAATGTCTGCCCAGCCCTGAGAACTGTCGGAAAACTGGACCGACCCCGGAAACGCCGTCACGCTCAGATCGCTACGAATTGACGCGTTGATCGGTTGCCACGGATCGGCAGCACGTTTGTAATTCTGCCAGCCACCGAAAATCTGACTGCGGATCTGGCCGTGCGACAAACTCTGTCGGTTGGCGTTCCAGGTGTGCGGAATCATACGGCCACCGCCTGCGGTGGTTCCGCCGCATCACCTGTCAGGTTGTCGGCGATTGCCGATTGCATCTCTTCGGGCTCGGTAGGTTCGCCACCGCCTGGCATATCTGCCCCCGGAAACTGCCCGCCGTCCGGAGCTGGCTCCTGGCCTCCCTGCTGATTCTGCAAAATCACGTCGTTGTCGTTGGGTACGGCAGCGCCGATCAGGTCGAGCACGTCCGACTCTTTGATCCTCGCACCCATCTCCCACGCATCGCGGAATCCCTGCATCTGTTTTTCCGCGTCCGGAGTATCCAGTTCCGAAACAAACCGCACATGGATATCCGCGGCGTGCGGGAAATTGTAATTCTTAACGTGCTCAACGAACTCATGCGTGAGCGTCTCGTCGTGGCTGGACGCGTCGTAGCGGACGATCCCCATTAGCGTGTCGAGCTGTATATCAGCCACACCGCTACCCAGGCCTGTAGCGTCTGCCTCGCTGCTCAGCGTCTGGCCGAGGATATAGCGTTTAATTCGGTGCCCGTAATACGTTTCCAGCAGGTTCTGAAGCGCCTGCGCACCGGCCATGCCTGGCTCGACGTGCCGAACATCGAACATTCCGGCCGCTTCGGGATCCTGCGGCTTCGGAAACAGAATGACGTTTTTATTTGAACCACTGCGCTGAGTGGCCATTTCCTTGACCGCCGCTTCTGCCTCCGGATTCCCGACTGGATATTCCCAGATTTCGATCCCCATCGCAGACCGTTCGAGAAACTCCATCAGGAACGCCAGAATCTCCTGTTTCTGGAACCATTCCCAGTAGATTCGCGACCGGATTCCGACACCGTTGATCGCGCCCGCATCAAATGGCGATTCGTACGGCGAATCCTCAATCATGTGCTTGTGAATCGCGAGGCTCGACCGCTGCCAGTGCGGAAAGAAATAAGCCATGTGGTGCTCGCTCTGATGCACGTACGGCTTCATGGCGTCGGTGATATGAGCAATGTTGACCTGGACGCCGACCGAGCCCAGCAGTTCACCTGTAGGGCCGTGTAGCGGCTCCTGCGAGTACCTGAACACAATCTTATCGCCATGCACTGGCTTCCAGCCGGGAGACTCGTCACCACGGGACGGAGCCGGCATTACATACTCTTTGCCAGCGATCTTGACCCGTCGCCAGCGGTACTGGACCGCATAACGCCCGTACCACAACGCTTCGAGCAGACACTTTCGCATCTCGGTAAACCGTCGCGTACGCTGAATGATTTTCGTCAGCTTCTCGCACAGATCCTTCTGCTCCTGACTCTTCGGATCGTCCGGCTCCAGATGCCAGTCGAGCAGAGCCGTGAGCCGGATCCGCTGTTCGAGCGACTCCATGATGCCAATGTCATTCCGCATGTAACGAGCATTGTCGAGACTGTGCGCGATGGCCTGATCTGCGTTGCGGTACACCTTCGCCACTGCGCCGGTCAATCCGCTGAACGACGTAATGTGAGGCAGCGCCTCATCACCGAAATTCGGTGGCGCGGCAATGGTAGCGGCGGGATCAAGCCGCATGCTGTGTTGCTCGCTGATGGCCTTTGCGAGCGGCGTATCGCCTAATGCGATCATGTTGGCCTTCCTAACGTGACGATATCGTCACGATACGGACAAACTGACAACTGACTGGTTAGTTGGCAGGTTTCTTCTTGCCCTTCTTCGCCGGCTTAGCCACTGGCTTAGGCTCTGGCTCAATGGCAGCCACCAAGTCTCCCAATTCCATTTTGATGTCGTGCGCAACACATTCGACGGCATCCACCAAACCGAAGGCGGTCTTTGCCAGATTCTCCTTCGAGTTCTCCGCAGCTTTAGCGCTGTTGACGATTCCCTGATTTGAAATCATGGCACACAATATATTTACCGCAGCTCGGTAGCGTTCAAGTTCTTCCACGGTCGCTCTCCTTGTGACGATATTGTTTCGACGCACACTGGCAGAGTGGTCGACCAACGGCACAGCGATCAAGACGAAACCCGCGGAATCGTTACCTTTGCACCAACGGAATTCGGCGGCCGCCTGGTAGCAATTGCAGCGAACTCACGCGGCGCACTGGCCGATCGGGCAGTGACGACTCAAACCGACGTGTCTCGCCCGTTTTGGTATTGCGTGCCGTCATGGCCCGCTGCACGAAATACTCGTTATCTCCGTACCGTTTAGCCTGTCGAGGCACATACCCGCGGCTGATGCCCACGAGCCGGTATTGCTTGCGGTGGCCGGACACAGATCCACGGACTCGCAGCCGATCCCAGACGAACCGTCCCTTCGATGCCGACTTCTGGAACGTGTCGAATACGGCCGGATGCACATCGTAGTATTCATACAGCGGACCCGCGTATTTGCTGCCTTTCTGGCCTTGCAGGTAACGCACGAGCAGCGTGCCCTTCGACGGACTCGCGTCGTTGAACTGGTAGCCGATCGAGTGGACATTGCTAGACTCCACGACGATCATCTGGCCACGATACACCGGATCGTCAGGATTCCCGTGCCAGCCAAACGCCAGCCGGCGACGTTCTGGTCGCTCAGCCGGCGGTTCCTTTCTCGGCTCGACCTGCGGATACGCCTCCGGACGCAGCAACTGACGCGGAGCTGTGCGGCCGCGAGCCTCAGACCATGACTGAGAGTCGAGTTCTGCCAGCGAGCCCTTCAATAGCCGGATCAGTTGCGGCATCGTCTGGACTGAAACATCCTGACCACGCAGAATCGACCGGATCTGACTGGGCAGTGATCGCAGAATCCGTGTTTTCAGCAGGTCGGTCGCTCCGTCGGAGACACTCGGCCGGCGAGCGTACCGTTCCAGCTCGCCGATGCGGCGGTTTCGCTGCTCACGCTCGGATTTTCCGCGTTTGTAGTTATCGAACATGCCCGAGAGTATGCCCGGATGTGTCGACAGCGAGCAAATTTATTTCGGCTCCCAGAGCGACAGACCGTCAATGATCGGGATGTTGAAGTGAACGAATCTGCCGTCTCGCTGGACTCGCTGATAACCGTAACCGTGCGACCAGTCTGTCAGATTGGTGTATCCGTAGTACGGCTGGATCTCACACAGACAACCAGGAGAGTAGGCACCGATCACGCCGGCACCTACCGTCCGGATCAGGTACGAATCGGCTCGGTGAGTGTGTCCGTAAACGATGGACCCGCCAAATTTCGCAACAGTCGCGGCGGCTGCATGCCGCGCTGTTGAAATCCCGTGCGTGAAGTGGCATTTGCCCAGTTTGATCGCCCCGCGAATCGGCAACCCGTCGTGGAACTCGTTTTCGAGATAGTAATTGATCCCGCGTTCTTCGAGCGCCAGCACACGAGACGCCGAAAACATCGACGACATAAATCCGGCGTCTTCCTCGTTGCGTAACACCTGAGTCACGATCCATCTTTCGATGCGTCGCTCGTGATTGCCCTGAAGCATGTGGATGGTCGCATTCGGTGCAGCGGCCTGGACTCTATCGAGAAACTCGTTAGCCGCGGCCACGTCGTCCTTGAATGTGTAGGCAGCCTCGGCCACGTAGCTGAGCGTGTGGTGCTGCGCGAGGAAACCGCCACAGTCGAGATGATCGCCGAGCATGACGATCTCTGCCGGATCGATAACGGCAAGGTCGTCCAGAAATGCCTTTGCGGCCGGCTTGTCGACATAGCAGCCGTGCGTGTCCGGAATCACAACTCGATCAAACGCGCCTTTCGGTTTTTTGCGAGCCTTGCCGGTGATTAGTTTCCGCGAGGATCGCAGCGCAGCAATCTGTTGATTCGCCAGTTCTAACCGTTTTTTGAGCTGTTTAACCTCCGTTTGCAGCCCGCTAAGCGGCTCCGGTCGAGCTGCCTGCGGCGTCTCTCGCTGTAATCTGGCACGCCGTGAGTAGAGCGTCGACTTTGGGACTCCGAGCGACTCAGCCGCTCTGGTCATGTTGCCCTCGTGCTCCGCAATGACGGCGTCGATCTGTTGCAGATCCATCCGAACTCCGTTCGAGTGTGCCGCCGCCAACGGCTGTGTTTGTCGTTAGTTCATAACGATATCGTGAGCATCAATCGACTCGTAGTTTAATATCAGTGCGATGTGATCGCGTTCTACCGATTGCTCCTGCCTCATCAGCCAGTCTAGATCTTCCTTGATCAACTTTCGATAACCCTCAACCGTGACGAGAGATCGACCCTCGCTGATTGTTACTGATTCCATTGAGAAACTCCTATACCGGCAACTCGGTACGTCCTCGCGACCTTGCCAGTGACAGCACAGACTGCTGTGCCGACTATTTCGAGACTACCGGACTGCACCAGTTCTCGCGTGCGTTTTCGGTAAGATTCTGCGAGCCCGCCGTGTCGATCTGCCGCTACTTTTGCCGCACCATTTGCTGTAGCTGGCGACTCTATTAGACGGAACGCGTCAAGTAGTCGCGACTGTAACGTGGTGAGCTTCGGAGCGATCTGATGCGCCCCGAGGTGTGCCGTTGTCGAATCTGAGCGCCGAGCCAGCGTTGCCGATGTCACATCTGACATACCGCAGGCCGAATTGAGTAGTGATACAGTCATTGGTCGTGTTCCCCATTTCGGTGGTAGCAATCGATCAATTCCGGCTTCACTTCCTCGAAGTGCATCACCGAAAACAAGTTCCACGCAGCATGCGACAGATGGTCTTCCGTCGTGTCGCCACTGAGCCATAGATAGACGTGACGCAGGCAGTGATTCATCACGTCACTGGCCGGGAAGCCTTTTAGCCAGTTATTGTCGTCGTACTTCTCAGCCCCTTCAGCGTACGCCTCAGCGAGCCGACGCAGGCCGATGTGAGAAATCAGGTCGTACCGTGTTTGGTTAGCGTCGGAACTTCGCACCGCACCAGTGCCGAACTCCTGCCGGTCGACAGATTCGGCCGCGCGTATTTTCGATAACTGATCGCGGACATACGGCAGCGGATTCGCTTTGTGCTGATGCTGCGAATTCCAGTGTGCGGGAAACAAAACAGCCTGACCGCCAGCGTCTACGAACGCCTTGCATTTTTTCGGGCTGTCGTCAATCAGTACCGTGCCCGGTCTCGCCAGCAGGTCTTTGCGGCTGCCTAGCATCGCCTTGTAACTCGCGTCGTACCCGCGTGAGCTGATCCATGCAGCCTTGCCCGCCTGACTGCTGGGACAATGACTCGGAGACGAGGCAAACATCCACTCGAACCCGTCCAGAAGATCGATCAAACCATCATACCACGGAGTCGGTTTGAGGTTGTTCCAGAACTCCGGCCGGCCGTCAATCGGCCGCCAGAACTCGCTTTCCGTTGCTCCCCACAGCTCGTAGAAATTCCATCCGCCGCCTGCCGTCCACTGTTGCATTATGTGGTCAACATCCTGCCCATTCGCCTCGGCCGCCGCCGTTACGAAATCACAGCATACGCCATCCATGTCGAGCAAAATCGTTTTAATCTCTGGCACTTCGATCGTTCCCCCTCGCGTCATACGTGACAATATCGTGACGATATACGGGATGAGCAGGTTAGTCAAGTTTCTTGTCGAGTCGGTGCTGGAATCGATCCACCAACGCCTCGGCATACGCTGCGCTCTGGAACTCCAGGCGAACCTCGGCGGCCAGCATACCATCCGACCGGAACACCCTCGCCAGATCACGACGCAAGTCGAACACGACTTGATAGCGTTCGACGCCACGTCTGACCCGATATTCGACCAGTTCAATCACGAATCACCCCTGACCAGTATCTGGTACTGTTCCGACTGACAGCCCAGCCGACTCTACGGTTGCGACTCAGCAGCCAGGCCCGATGCGGCGGTGAATAGATCCAGCCGGCTACGGCCTGCCGCGGTGACGGATACCCAATGCCGATGACCTGATCGTGTACGCCGTGGGTAAAACTGCGGTGTCTGGCCATCCAGTCGCTATGATTTTGAGCCTGCCGGCAGAGCACGAGGTCGAGTTGCTGAGCTGGCAGATTGTACTGTGATCGCCACGCCTGCACCTCCAGGTGGATGTCGACCGCTGACGGATCCAGTAGCGACAGAATGAACGCGACGGTGTGCATGAGCTAGTCACTTGGTAAGTAGGTGAAAACGAACGCGTCCTCGTCTGTGCTGTACTCGTAATAATTCGGATGAATGCCGATTGCGGTGAACCCGATCGCTTTTAGCCATAACTGAGCGACCAGATTGGTTTCGCGAACGTTGATGACCAGACATTTTTGTTGTGGAAAACCCGTCGGCAGCCGTTTGATCATTTCGTGTATCAGTTGCGTGCCGTAACCGTTCCGCCTGTAGCCCCTGGTGACCGCTATCCTGTGCAGCCGGATATGACGTCTGAGCCGTTCATAAAACAGATAGCCAACAACTTCACCACGTTCTGGTTCTTCGACAGCAATCCCGTAGCAATGCCGCGGAGCGGAAATCATGGCTCTGAGATCGTCGATGTCCCACGCGAACCGAAACGACTGCGCGTCGATTCTGGCCACCTCGGCGAAGTCGAGATGTAGAATCCAGCGGACCTTGGCACTCACGCTCTACGCTCCAGCGAATAATGCGTCTGCCAATTCGCCTCGGCGTCCAGCATGCGCTCCTGGTGATAGTTGAATGTGTTGATTAGATGTCGCTGTATGGATCGCTTCGAAAACCCTGTTTCGTCGGCAATTTCATCCGATGTTCGCGGTCTGTAGTCGGCCATCAATTCCATGATCGCCGGAACGCATTTAGTCCTCCCCGTTTTCTTCCTCGCGATATTCACGCTCATTATTCGGCTCGCCGTCATACTGATGTGTGGAGAATCCGGGAAAACTCCCGGCGTGGTAGCGGTCGTCCTTGAGTCCTAAACGGTCAACCCATCGATGCGCTGTTTCTTCGTATGTATCAGGATCCGGCAGGATCCAACGCATGTTCCAACTCATCATTGCACCTCGTCCGAACGATACCGTTACGATAACGCCACGTTCAAGGTCGAACGAGGTGGACACCACGCGTGCCGGCTGTGTGCTCGTGCGAAACGCGGCTGATCGTGCGCTTGACTGACAGCATCTCGGAGTAAATCAGATAGCGGACGCAGTCCATCGCGTGATTATCCCGATCGAGCGGCTCACGGCGTGCGTTGCGGGGATTCAGGCCGATCTCTGACGTTTGCAGCCAGCGATAAGTGCGAAACTCGCGCTTCGTGTTCGGGCAGTTGCGGTCGTGGATTTTGAGTATCGGACGTTTTGCGATCGCGTTGAATTTCAGAGCCATCTGGACGTGCTCAATGCCCGGCAGGATTCGTTTATTCGCTCCGCTGATACCGATATTTTCGCACTCGGGAAAGTTCTCGCTCAGTTTAGACGCCAGCAGCATCGAACCGGGTTCGGCCGTATCCGCCCAGGTCGTGCCGAAGTACGGATCCCGATTATCCCAGCCCCATTCCTTCGACCTTGCGTCTACCATCTTGAGATATTCAGGCGTCGTGTGATGGTCCTTCACGTACAACTCGTCGTAGATATCCCAGCATGTGATCCCGTTGACGGTCGAGCGATACGCCCAAAGACAAACGAACGGATGATTGCCGCCGGATCCCCAGTCGATGACGCGACGGTGGATGCCGTCAATCGGGAAATCCATTTCCTTTGCACAATGCAATTCAGCTTTGAAATCGTTGTAGATCACTCCCTCAAATCCGGCGAATTCGCCAATCTGGCGAACCATGCGCATATCGTCTGGCACCATGCCGAAAAACTCGTCATACCACTGCTTGGAAACGTGGCCGGCCTCCATCGCGCACTCGGTATTGCCGCGATAAATGGCCCAGCCAGGTGGCAGGTCGTCGTCCTCGATCATCTCCTGTAGTGGCATCGACAAACCCGGATCAATCGGCGTGAACTCGCAGAGTTTGTTTCCGCTGAACTCGTATTCCCGGCAGCCGCGGAGCACTTCTTCTAGAATTCCCCACGGGAATTGTTCGACGAACAAAAAACCACCGATAGCGCGAGCCTGCATCTGTTGCCGGCCCTGCTTCCAGCTCTTGAATTCCAGCAGCCAATTATTTTCCGGCTGCACCTTGTATCGCTTGCCGGCGACCTCGCGAACGGTGCCCCAGTGACGCTTGGCCCACGGTCGAAGTGGAACACGGAACGGCCAGCCGTTGTTCGGCCGATACCAGCTCACGCGTTGCCAGTCGATGTTGTGATCAGGGATGTGCCCGTGCCCGTGCAGTTTTTCTTTCCAGCAAGCCTCCATGCACTGCTCGTACGAGCCGGCGATGATCCAGAACGGCGTGTCCGGTCGCGGTGCCGGCACTGTGCTGACGAACTTGGCGACCTTCGCCAGCGCGGTCTCGCTGGTCCCTGCGCCGTTGCCGCCCAGGAGCCAACTGATACCGGGATTCTGCGACAGATAGAACGCGGTCTGTTGATCGAATCGCTCAGGCTGATCCTTGCGCGGGATAAACATCAAACCCCATTCGTTAGGGCTCGGATGTCGACGATCAGTGAACCGCCAGTGACTTTTGAACAGCGGCTGATCTCCAGGTGATCAATCTGCGAGTCGTCCGCGAACACCGCCGATTTAGCCAGTGCGTCCAGTGTCGCCTTGCAGAGATTATCCAGATCCCGCTTGCGTCGATCCGGTACAAACGCCTGAATCGACACGCCTATCCGCGTGGAGTCGTCAAACAAAACGCCAGATCCGTGCTGCTCCAGTTTCGCGGCCATGACTGCCGTTCGATACGCTCGCCCGTCAGCACTGATCAGGTGCCGGCCAGCGAGTTTTCCCGTCGTCGGGTGCCTCCAGTAGCGGTTTGCGGATGGCGGCCACGGCAGGCTCAGTCTGATCACGCTCCCTCCATCGTGACAACCATTTCGCGATATTCGCTCAGTCGCTTAATGTCGCCCTTTTGTTTTCTGATCTGCTGGTCGACCTGCTCGACGGTTGTCAGGCCGGCAATGTCGTCGGCCTCATCCGTTTCGGGCATTGTTTCGACGTATCGGATGCCATGCAGTTCCATGAGCTTCTCGACGGATTTTAACGCCGCGGCGTGGAGCCCCGGATTGCCCGTCTGGCTCTTGGTTGTGCGTTCGATTGCGTAACTCTCGCGGCCATCGTCGAACTCGGCATCCTGCGAGCCTGCCGACTGTCCGACCTTGTCTGTGATGATCGGCTCTTTGGATCTGTGCCATTCGCGAACTGCCTCCGCGTAAAGATATTCGAGTCGGATGGTACAACGACCTCGGTATTTCGAGATCTCCGCGGTGAACTCGCTGGCAACAATCTGCTCAACTCGCCGAATCGCTTTACTGACTGCCGCGCGTGAGACGCGTGCGGCAGTAGCGATATCGCTATGTCTCTCGCCAGCCATGTGCTGGCGATACCATTCGCGATGACGTTCTGATACTTCCCGCTCCGGCGTCTTTCCGGTGCGAGCGTTGCGAGCCGGTCGTTTTTTGGCCATGTGTTACCCTACTGTCGCGGGCTCGTCCGCTGCGGATTCGCGGACGATTGCCGCGATTTTCTGCGGACTGAATTTCTGTCCAAACTCAGTTTGAACCGCGGCACGAATTTCGGCCGGTTTGCGGTCTTTGCTGTGCAGTTCAAGGACGCGAGTTTTCAGCAACTCCGGTGAGTACGTCGCGGTGTCGACCGTTTTCTGCGGCTCCATCAAGCCGGCATCCTCAACGTCCATGCGATCGGCCGGCGCTGTCGGCTGCTCCTTAGAACTCGGCACGATATTGTGACGTTCGCTGATGTCCATAATTTCGGCCAGCGTGATGCCGCTGTCTCGCCAGCGACGAAACGCCATTCGGGGGAAAGCTCCTTCGTCAAGGTAGGCGACTACCTCGTCCTCGCTAGGTCGCACTGCTCGCCGCTCTGATGTCGCCTTGACACCGTTTGCCCTGCTGTCGATCCGATGCAATCGATCCTTCATGTCGGCTTCGTACTGCTCCAGACGAGCCGTTTCGCGAGGATGTACCCAACCCTCTTCGAGCACACTTTGCGGATACGCCGATTCCTGGTCAATCAATTTTGTATCCGGTCGGCCGTTCGTGAAAAACGGCCCCTCCCACAAACCAGTACGACGATTCAGAACTCCGTGCATTCGTGCGATTTGCTTGTAGCTGACCTCGGTGCATCGCAGATTGGCCACAGATTCGAGCAAAGTTGCCTGTGGCGGCGCTGCCTCAATGCGAGCAGTCTGCACCTCGCGAATCGCCGCATAGAATCGCTCTGTCGGCTCTAGCGAATGTGGACACCACTCCCCATCTGTGTAGCGGCGGTATGCGGTCATTAGCTTGCCAATTGCCACCACCAGCGTGAGGCACTGCTGCGGTATTGCACCGTTATCCACCGTCGTTTCGAGCAGTTCCAGATGATCGGCCAGCGCTGAGTCGGGATTGATTCGATAATCTGATTTGTCGTCAGCCCATTCATCGTACGCCGCGAGAACGTCATCAAGTGCGTTCAGAATCGCCAGTTTTCGATCAGTCATGCCTGTCGCCCGCCTTGTAAGGTCCGAAATTTGGGATTCCGCGCTGTGACCGTCGCCGTTAAGCAGTGGCTGGCGAATCCGATTAACCTCTCTCGCGGGACTACTGTCGTCAAATCGATACAATATCGCAACTCCAACTGTAGTCTGAATGGTAATTCTTTTTTTTTGCGTTTTTGTGTTATCGTGGCGATTTCGTAACGACTGTGTAAATGCTACAAATAAACACATTCATACGTATAGATTGAACACATCAGAGTCGCTCCAGCCCATCCCCGGAAAATCTTCCGAAAACTCTTGAAAGTGCGACAAATGCCCGTGATTAACGGATTAACTCTGCCGGTCTGGATCGTCACCAATACGCTCGACCTTACTGTCCTGTTCCAGTCATTCCGCAGGACGGAGGCGGAATCCTACGCGTCAATCTACGAATCGAGACTGCCGGGCAATCAGGCCACTGTGCATGCCGGAAACGCTACCATTGACTACGACGCTTGAGCTGCACCCTGACCAATCGCGACGCGGGGTCGACATATCGACCTGACGCGTCGCTTTGCGCTCCGTCTTTCTGCGGATATCGTTCAGCCAGCACGGTGGCGAAAAAGCCCGGTTCAACGGGCTTGAACTCGGTTTCGTCCAGGTAGACACTCTGACGCATGTGATCAAGCAATTGCGAATCGAATTTGACTATGCCGGTCGGGTTGCCGATAGCGTCGAGTGAATCAAACAGATCAGATTTGTTGTTCTGCGAGAAAACTGCCGAAATACTCTCGTCTGGCCAGCGAACCAGCGTGAGTATCTCGTCGGTCGGTGTCGGATAATCTTCGGGCTCGATTGGCTCGAATTCATCCAGGCCAGTGTCCGAGATCACCATTTCATTTCGCGAATCCATGTCTGTTCCTTGCTAGATTTCCACGAAGGTCGTGCACTCAATCGCGCACTCGTAAAAGCTGCGATTCCTCTGTTTTTTGTTGTCGAACTTGGTCGTCCGGATCCACTGCGCCGCGGTCTCTCTCGTATTGACGATCAGGGCAGCCGTCATCGATCTGTTGAAAACGAAATACGCGTACGGTTTAGGTTTTGCGTTATCGAAACAATGACAGGCGTCTACGATGACGGTCGGGTAGGGGAAGTTCGTTTTAGACGTGAAATCCATGTCTACACGTCGTTTGACTTCCACTCGCTGGACAATCTCCAGATCCCCAGTGTCGGCAAACTCTGATTTGACGCCGACGTGAGGACGTTCAAACGTAGGCCGCACGATTACGGGGTATCCGTGCTCGCTGAGCCAGCCAGCGGCCACGTCTACCGCCTCGCGACTCTTCCGCAGGTCAGCGATGAACGTAGGATCATCTCGTTCGTAGTCGTAGTCTGCCGCCATTCAATCCTCTGGGTACTCTGGAATAAATTCCTTGAATTTCGTCCGTGGGCCATCGAATTCAAATCTCAGATCAGACGTTTCGCCGCCGCGTTGTTTCATCACGTACAGCCACGCCTCGCTCTGTTGGCCCGGCGTCAGGTCGCGGTGCAGGCCGATCAGGATGTCTGCATCCTGTTCGATCGAGCCGGAATCGCGGAAGTCGGACATTTTCGGCCGGGCACCCTCGCGGCCTTCCTTCGCTCGGTTGAACTGATGCGCTGCGATCACGCAGATATCGAGGTTCATCGCGAGTATTTTCAGCCGCCTGGTTATGTCGCTGATCTGTTCGACTCGATTGACTCTGGTGTCGGACGGGCGAATCAATCCGAGATAGTCGATCACGAGCACATCGAGGTTTCCGCGGCGGTGCAGGATCTTCGCCTCGGCCTCGACTCGGTCGATCGTCCAGCCAGATGCCTCGATTGACCGGATCGGAATCAGACCGAACTGCTCCCGATCCATCTCGTCGCTCGGTCGCATGCCGGTCTGATTGAGCCAGCGAGCGACCATTTCGTTGTTCGACATTTCGCACGACAGGTACACGACGGAGTGATCTCGTTGCGCGATCCCGATAGCCATTTGACCGCAGAGTGCCGACTTGCCGACAGACGGCCGGGCTCCGACGACCACGAACTGGCCACGCCGAACGCCGTCTCGCAACCCGATATCGAGCATTGGAATGCCGGTCGGCAGTACCTCGGCGTCTGGCTGCTCCAGAAATCGCTCCAGAACTCCGGCCAGCGTTGTTTCGTCTTCGTCCATGTCAACATATCCCTGACGGATGCGCTCAGACTCACGAGCAAACTCGGCAACGGTGTCCTCGATCGCAATGCTGGGCTGGTTTAATCGCGTAACCATGTCGATGGCCATCTGTCGGAGTTGGCAATGCTGCCACTGTCGTACAACTGTGCGAGCGTATTCCGGTGCAGTCGACGTGCTCCCGATACCCTCCATCGCGCGGATATACAGGCCGACAACATCGTCGACCGCCATGCCACAAGCCTCGGCCACGAGCGGCGCAAGGTAGTCGGCCGGAAATTCTTTGCCCGCTGCTGTCAGCTCCAGAATTGCCTGATACGACTCTCGCCAGACCTCTCCGGCGAACTGGTCGGGATTCAAGAACCGCCGCGTCTCGTCCAGGCTCAGACAGTCCTGCGATACGAGCAGCGATCCGATCAGGAGTTGCTCGGCATCACCGGCCGAGATCAGTGATTCGGTCAGATTTCTCGCGAGAAGGATTTCAGTTTCCGCCATTTTCGGCGACCTCCCTGCGACTGCGCAGATATTCGATCTGCGCAGCCGTGTAGCGGGCTGTCGGTTTTTCGTTCGCCACTGCTGCCTCGGTACGACCGGGCTCGAAGTCGTACGTGCCGGACACGACGCTGTCGGCCAGCGATTCCTCTGTCAACCAGCGTTTCAGCGTCAACCGGCTTTTGTTTCGCAATCCGCCGTCCGTCGCGATCTTTGCGAACGCCTCACGGCACAGATTGCGCCATTCGCGGTTTGACCAGCGATCGGCGAACGGGCCGCGCAGGTCGGCAGCCAGCTCGTTGAGTCGCGACGTGCGAACGCCTCCCGTGGATTCGCTGCTGGGCAATTTTTTCCAGCGAGCCAGAAACGCCTGGCGGGCTGCCATCCAGTCCAGCTCGATCCAGCCGACCGGATCGAAGTCCCAGAACACCTCGTCATTTTTGAAATCCAAATCGCTCACCGCGGGTGTGGTTTGATTTGGCTTGGCTTGGCTTGACGTGGATTGACTTGACGTGGTGGTAGCGTGCGGATCAGGTTGAGCAGGCTGCTTAGTAGCTTGCTTAGCAACTTGCTTAGTAGGCTGCACAGCAGTTTGCACAGTAGACTGCACAGCAAACTGCTTACCGTGCTTTGCCAGATTGCCTTTCAGCCAGTTCGGAGCGTGCTCGCTCCAGTCGTGGATGATCAGCCGGTGCGTCTGGTGCTCGTCCAGCCAGCCGCATTTGACCAGCACTGCAATCAGCTCATCAGCATCGCCATTCCATTCGATCATGCAGGCGATGTCCTCGTTTGTATGCCGTCCGATGTCGCCGATGGGCGCATTTTTTGAGGCGAACATCCAGAGCGATTCCAGCAGGCCGATAGCCGCGTACTGGGGCAGCGACAATAGTCGCTTCAGGTGCCGAAACTTCACGAGCTCGGTGGTCCCAATTTTCATTTTGTGCTCCCTCACAATGTACGTGACAATATCGTCACGATTGTTTGATCATAACTGGGTGCGGCGCAGCGCAGTCCATCACCACGAGATCGGCGGCAAGTATCGACTCTAGCTGTTCGTTCACGAAACTCGCGTACAAATACGGATCGTACGTGATCGCGATCCAATCATCGTCCGGCAATGCTGCGTCCGTGATGTGCCCACGAATAAACGCGTGCACGTTTTTCTGACGGTCCCGCAACACACGAGCCCGGCCTGCCTGAGACACTTTACAGACTGCGTGCCTCAAACAGATGCGGCTCGTGTGTGCAACAACCTTTCCACGTTGCCGGACGGACCAGCAATTGCGTCTCAGGTTGCGATACACGTCGACAGTCTCCAGCTCGTCGATCACGCTAGACCTTCTATCTGATCGAGTGCCAGTTGATTCAGGACTTGGCTATGATCCGGCGGCTGCCAGCCGTCAGGTTTTCCGTATTTACCGGGCACCGTGGGGTGAGGCACGGCCTGCCCGTCTGGAAACTTCGCCGCGTTGGCAATGTTTACAGCGTGCTGGAACGGCAGGTCAGGCACGCCGATCGTGCTCATGGTTCCGGCGACGACCACGTTCAGGTCGCAGCAGCCGTCTATCACTCCCTCCAAATTGAAGTTGCCGCCCGTCTCGATCGTGTAATCTCGCCCGAGTTGCGTGATTTCGTTGTCCGTAAAATCGCGAATCACGCAACCGAGTGCCCGAACGGTTTCGATCGCCTCTTCTACGATTAGCTGAGCACGTAGTAGGTTTTCGGCGGCTGTCGGTGTTGCCGGCCGCTCGCGTACTTTCTGGCCTGCCGCCTTCATGCAAAATTCGCCAGCCAGTTGCACATCTGATTTCAGCATCGTTGTCGCTCCTTCGATTCGATTTAATTGAAATCCCCGTTCCGCCTACACTTGCGACCGGCACGGGGCACACCGGCCGCAAGCTCGCGGGGAAACGAGTCAATTGAATTCAGCAGCCGACACTGTTTCGTCGGCTGAGCAGGCAGCCGTCAGAATCAGCACCTTGCGCTCACGAGCGTGCTCGGCGATAATCGATCGGTTCGCCGGATCGAGCCCCTCCCAGGCTTCCTGCTCGACGGTGAGTACCGGCAAATGCTCGCTGTCGGCAGGGAACGATTGAAGTGCTACATCAATCGCAATTTTCCACCGCTCGCCGTGGCTCAATTCGGCGAACAACGTCAGGCCGCGGCGCGTCTCGACATGCAGTCTGCCGTCTGACACTGTCAGGTCAGTACCGCATTTCGATACCAGATCGCTCAGGATGTCGTCCGTCGCTTTGGCCGATTGCCGCAGGTCGGTGGCGATGTCGTAGTGCTCCTGAGATTTCTGTTTGTGCTCCTGTGCCTTCGCCTGCTGCTCGATCGCCTGCCGGATAATCGCCGCCTGCTCGATCGCCTGCCGGATATCGGTGATCGCCTGCTCGGCCGCTTCCAGCTCGTCAGGAGTCGGGCACTCTACCTGCTCAGAGTTTGCGATGGTTTTTTCCCATCGAGCCATTGAATCTGCGTGCTGATTCGCGTCGTTCTGACGCAGCACCACCGCGTCACGTCGCTCGATCGCGTTTCTGTGCGCCAACTCGGCCGAGGCCAACTCACGCCGGCAACTGTCCTCGTTGGCGATAGCCAGCTCGACAGACTCGGTCGCCTCTGCTTGGCGCTTCCGCCAGGCATACACGTCAGCCGCACGCTGACTGACAGACTCACCAGCCTGCGTGATTTCGTCAGACAAATCTCTGACAGGTTCAGCCGCGGCCATCTGGGCTCTAGCCTGATCGGCCTTAGACTTCGCAAGTGCCGACTGCGTGGCTTGCTCGTTCAACTGCGCCCGGTGCGCCACGTTCGCCTCAAGCCATGTTTGCAGCTCATCGGCATCGCCGGCCGCAGACGTATCGACGCCCTCGACCGCTTTGCCGTAGGCGATCGCCTTGCCGGACTCGTTCTGTGCGATCGCTTCCTCACGCCGGGCAGTCTGTTCAAGGCTGCGTTTAATACGAGACGCCAGCGCCACCACATCAGTTTCGTCGCTCAAATCCTCCGGCACGTACGTCTCAAACGTCTGCCGATCCCGCAGCAGATTGTGAAAATCGGCCAGGTCAGGCTCCGCTTTGACCAGTCGCAGCAGTGCCTTGATCCGAACAGCATCGGCTGCGTCGGGAGATTTCAGGCCGGGATCAACCAGCTTGGCCGGAGATAGATCGCCGTCGAGCGACGAAACCTCCAGTTCGCCGGTGCGGCTGGCTCGACGCCCCACTCGCAGAGTCGCGCCGAATCCCGTGATGACGGCCTTTTGCGATCCGTCACGAGCCGACACAGACGGTTTGCCGCCAAGCAGCGCCTCGGCCGAGTTCAGTGCCGTCGTTTTCCCGCTGCCGTTTTTTCCGGTCAGGACGACAACGCCACCGTCAGGCGGGACCGGGATCGTCAAATTTTCGAGCGGCCCGGCGTCCGTGATAGTGATTTCAGCGGCTGGTGTAACTGTGCTCATCGTATTTCCCCTTCAAAATAGTTAGTGCCCCGATACATATCGGAACGATATCGTCACGTTTAGATGTCAGACAATTTGTTGAACTTGGCCTGGCAAGCGGATTCCCATTGATCAATTTTTTTCTCGTCCCAATCCTCGCTGGCCATCGCGGCGATGGCTGCGTCGCGAAGAGTTTGCAGGTCTTCGGTCGACTCACAGTTTTTGAGTCGTTGCGACCACGTCAGTTGCTCAGCCGCAGCCGCGGCGATTTCGGCGAGCGAGCGCTCATCGAAAGGTTCAAGCTCAGGTTCAGCACGTTCAGCAGCCGCTTGTCGGGCGGCGAGCTTTGCCTGTAATGCGGTCACGCCGTGCGAGGTAGCGGTGGCTGTCGGCAGACTCATGTCGTGCAGTTCTTCGCCCGTCGGGAGGCCCATCGCGATTTCCGGAGCGAATGCCCGCACAAAGAACGAAGCCGCTCGATACATCAGCATCTGCTGCGGCATGGTCTTCCATTTGCTGCCGGTTTTGCCGTACCAGCCCTCCGTCTTTGCCATCGCGATCGACACCCAGGACCCCCGAATCTCCTGACTCGTCGACAGCTCCGTCGCAGCAGCGCGGCATCGCCATGTGTCGGCATTTTCCTTGCCCGCGAACTCGAATCGGATCGAGCTGAACCGGCCGCACTGGTTGAACGTGGCGATCAAGAACTGGCTCGACCAGCCGGGTTTACCGTGCACGACATACAGGTTTTGAATCACCATCAGCGGATCGGCCTGCATCCGCAGAGCCATGTTCGCGGCGATCATGCAATTAGGCACGTTCCGCTGAAAATCCTTTGGCACGAGCGTAGATTTGGCGAGAATTTCGCCGACCGTTTGGAGCTGCGCCAGGCCAGACACGCTGCCGAATCCAGCTTCGTTCGCCGTCGATAACGTGGTGCCTGTCGGTTGCTCAATTAGTGACGTGTTACTACTCATTTCGTTTCCCCTGTAAATACGTGACAATATCGTGACGATACTAACGTTACTCGGATTTCTCGAACTGGTCAACCTTCCATTTCGGCAGCTCAAGCATTTTTGAGCCGTACCCAGGCCAGTCATCAGCAGCCAGGCACTCGGCATATTGTGCAAGCAGTCGTTCGGTCTCTGCCCAGCCTACGGCGAGGGCTGTAGCGTCCAGCTCGTACACGCCTACCGCGTACGGTGCACTGGATTCTACAGCGATAAATACGAACGACTCGGCGTCGAGTCCTGCCTGCTGGGCGAAATGCTGGTAAAACGCTGCCTGGCGGTAGTAGCCGTACGTTACCATAGTCCGCTCGAACGCACGCGGACTGGCGTCCTGGCACGTTTTAATGTCGCCGATGCAACCGAAACTCGGCCGCCAAATGTCAGCACGAAGTTTGCAATTCAGCCCAGTCACGTCATGCGTGGCGAGGATACTGAGTTCGTTGTGACCGCCAGTGTCGTCGAGCAATTCCCGAGCGGTATGATTTGCATAGACCTGAGCCCTCGCTGCGGCCATCTGATCCCAGCGTTCCTGCGTGATGACATTCACGTCGGGATTCGTTTCGTCCGAAAGATGCCCTTTATGTCGCCCACAAAACCACTCGCCGTCGTCGAAATATCGACCTGACGCGTCGCATCGCGCTCCATCTTTCTTCCGAGCTGCGCACTGCTGAGCAACCGCGAAATCACGCTCCAGTGTTTCCGGCTCCAGGCACCAGGCGTGGACTCCGGTGCCGAACGCCATCGCGTCGGTTGGAGTGACGCCGGTATCGATCACATGCTTGCAGTGCTGCGGAGATTTTTCCGCCAAAGGCTTCAACCGCGAATTGCTCACGCAATCAACGCTGTGATACAGGTGGCCGGGTATGCCCGGATAGACTCCCGGCTCTTGCGCCGCAAATAGCTCAGTCGGGCTCAAAGTCAAATCGGAATGTATCGAATTGGTCATCGTCGTTCCCCTCGTCAATATCCTGCCGCTCTACTCTCAATCGGGTTTCAACGATCGCGGCTAACGCAAACCCGCACAACGCGTTCAGCAAATTTGCCGGCAGCAGCATGACGATCGTCAAACTGTCCGACTCCAGTGCATTCAGCAGTCGATTCCGGTCATCGATATCCAACTCCCGAAATGCCTCCGTAGCCTCCATCCAGCACTGATCACTGCACGCGACCAGTGTCGCCAGCGTCTGCGAGTTTGGCATTGATCGCCTCGTACACTTCCTGCCGATGCACCGACAACTCTTTCGGTGCTTCGATCCCCAATCGTACTTTGTCACCCTGAACACTCAGGATGGTCACGACAATATCGTGACGTATTCGTACAGACTCATTGATTGTGCGAGATAATACCAGCATGTTTTTCTGCTCCGTCAGAAATTTTTCAAAATCCGGGCGGCGTTCTCTGCGCCGCCCGGTACTGCTCCAGCCTCGGCAGACTGTGGCAAACAAGCGAGCACGTTGCTCAAGATTCAGAGACTCAGTCTCTGATTCAGGCGGCGGGAATCGAACCCGCGTCACGATTGGTCAGGAGGATCAAAGACCATTCGTTGCTCTACCACTGAGCTACGCCCGCACCGCCCGGATCAAAACGGGATAGCATCCTCAGCTCTAAACTCAGGATGCCCATCTCCCTGCTGAGCCGGCTCTGTCGCTGTGTTGCGGCTTCCACAGCGTTCAAACGAACGGACATTGACGCGGATTTTGGACCGTTTCTCGCCCGTGTCGTTTTCCCATCGGTCCTGTTCCAGCTTCCCCGTCACGAGCAGGTTTTCGCCTTTGCGGAACCACTCAGCGAACCGCTCGCCAGATGCAGCCCAGATGACCAGATCGACGAAATGCGTTTTCTCGACCTTTTCGCCGGATTTGGTTTTGTATTTGTCGTTGATCGCCAGCGATGCCTCGCAGACGGCTGCGCCAGTGGGCAGGTGCCGCAGTTCCGGATCTCTAGTCAGATTTCCAGCAAGCGTGACCTGGTTGAAGGTGGTCATTGTTCAGCTTTCTAAATCAGGTGTAATCGGCAGAGCCATCGGCCGTATGACCGGCCGCGATTCGCCGACGCGCGAGGACTGCCGGACGCGACTGATCCCTGCTGTTGCCGAGCCGCGTAATGGCAGGCTCGGGCCGTGCGTCGCGTGTGCATAATGCGACTGCACCACATGCAGCCGCCGCAATCAGTGAGAGGTCGACGATTAAACCGACCAGATATTGACTCGATTCGTACATTTGCGTTCTCCCCTAAAGCGTGCGGTACTCACCAGTCGTGAGCACGTCTACGCTGTGGTCTCTCGATGAATCCCATGTAGTGAGCGAGCCCGGCACGAGGTGGTTCGCCAGGATTTCGCGAGCGTCTTGCCGTACCTCACATTCCTCGCGCTCAAGGTGTTCGAGCAGTTTGGCCATTGCGGCCAGCAATCGCTGCGTCCGCATCACCGCGGGCTCGTCTGGCGCGTCCTCGACCATCCGCCAGACAAAACCCTCGGCGTCTTCGTCCAGACGCCCGGTGCCGGTGCAATCCACGCACGTGCTGATTGACGGCGAGTGATATTCGTATTCGAGATTGCCGCGGCAGTCGCAATTCGTGCACTCAAGGAGCGGATCCAGCTCGATCACTTTTCGCCGTTTTGTGACAATATCGTTACGTTCCGTTCGTGCTGTAGTCATCGTTTCCCCTTCTTAATCGCTCTGTCGAGCGGACTCAAATTCTGACGCGTGTACTTTGGCAACAGCAAGCCGAGCCGCATCAATTTTTTTTCCGTGGTAGCCCCTCGCTGTATCCGTCGCAACGCCGCCCGGTGGCAGGCCTGGCAGCAGCCACGCTGTGCTCGCGGCCGATCACAACTCGGCACAAGACACGGCTGACACGGCGGCGAGGCGTTGGCTGGCTGAGATTGGCGTTGGGCTGATCGTGTTTTTTGTGTGATTGCTGACACTTGCACTCCCTTGCGTTCGTTGCAGGTCGCTCGTCGCGACCAGAAAATCGTCTACCCACTGCTGTGTAGTCAGGCACCGGCCGGCAGACCGCACCACTCGCAGCCGCGTGCCGCGCAGGCCGCGTGACACGTAGCGGGCCAGAGTTGAGCGGCCAGGCGGATGCGGGAATAATCGGCCGGCTGAGGTGATTGGCACATAGGTCATGTCGGTCATATCGACACGATATCGTCACGTTCTTGTCGCGTAAAGGCCGGAACTGCTTAATCCTAATATATTCTCTTGTTCAGTAGATACGTTCGTTGAAATGATATAAATTTCTCAACATTGTCGCAATTATGTCACAACCGTGACATAACCCGTGGATCTCGCAGCAGACTTTGCGGAGCAATGTCTGTATCCGTGTTTGAAGGGGTGGTCCCTGATGGAGTGTACTTCGATGCCAAACAGAGTCGAACCCGAACTGAATCCGGGCCAAAAGGCCGGCACGCTGCGCAAGGGAGTTCGCACGCGGTTGGAGCTAGTCGCACAGGCTGATCGTCTGCGCCATGCAGCGATATCGCTGGACCAGTACGTGGATGAGTTGAAATCAAAAAAGATCACGAAATTTGAGATGGACGGCCATACCAAATTTGATCGCGCGGAGGCTCTGCTGACCGATTATCTAGTGCAGGTAAATCGCTGGATCGGAAATCATGAGCACGGCCGATAGGCTGATACGATTCTGATACGATTGCCAGTTTCGGGATACGAAAACGTTGAGTTTTCGCGATGTCCAGCGAGACCGACTGAGACTCATCGAGAACCTGAAAACGCCGCAACATTCTCTGGAGTATAGGTTTAAGGGTGTTCAGTCGTTCGAGTGAACTGAAAATTCCGAAGCCGAAGGTTGGAGGTTCGAATCCTCCCGGGGGTACTTCATTATGAGTAATCTATTTGTTTGCGAGTGGGGTGTTATGGGTTACGGGGTGACTCGCCAATCTGCAACTGGAATCGTATCAGTCGATACGATTCGGGGGGCGGCCTGTCATGCGAGTGCCTAAATATCGCAAGAACCCAGATGGCCGAGCGTTCATCGAATACCGCGGAAAGCGGACCTACTTGGGCCGCTACAACACGCACGCCAGCAAGGAGCAATACAAGCAACTGATTGCTCAAATCATGGCGCAGGGCAACGAGCCGTCGACTCTGGTGCTGGGTTCGCCGGCGAAGATCCACGACCTGGCAAACAGCTACGCGCAATGGGCCGAAAACTACTACAGCACCAAGGATTTCAGCGCGCATCGGATCATGCTTGAGCAGATCACTGGTTTCTACGGCGAGACTCCGATCAGCCAGTTTGGGCCAAAAAAAATTCTCGTCTGGCAACAGTGGCTAGTGCAAAAAGGCTATTCGCGATCGACGTGCAATCGGCGGCTCCGGCATCTGCGTCAGTGGCTAAAGTGGCTGGTATCTCGTGAGCTGATTGACGCGTCAGTGTTGACAGCCGCAGAGTCTGTGCAGGGGTTACGGGCCGGCAAGTCCGCGGCCAAAGATCCAGAATCGGTCAAGCCGGCGAACATGGCAGACGTGAGGGCTACGCTGCCAATCCTGCCGCCGCCAGTCGCTGCGATGGTGCAGATCCAATATCTGTGTGGGATGCGTCCACAGGACGTAATTCGGATGCGGCCGATGGACATCGACACTGCCGGCGAGGTCTGGCTATACCGACCGGAGCAGCACAAAAATTCGCACCGCGGGCAGTCACTGGTGAAGGCCATCCCCAGAGCTGCACAGGAGATTCTACTGCCGTGGCTAGACCGTCATCCTGGCACCTACTGCTTCGATCCTCGCGAGTCGTCTGAGTGGGCGTACGAGCAAAAGCGGCAGAACTCAAAACGCAAGACAAAGCAGTACCCCAGCGAAGTGAAGCGACTGGAGCGGCAGCGGACTAAGACGCTCAAGCATCGAGATCAGCGGCGAAGTGACTACACGACGGACACATACCGACAGTCAATTCAACAGGCGTGCGACAGAGCGCACGTGCCACGCTGGACACCGCTTCAACTCCGGCACGCAATTGCTACTGAAATCAGCCAGACGCTCGGCGAGCAGGCGGCTCAGCGATGGCTCGGCCACGCCCGGCTGGAAACGACGGCCATCTATGTCGAAAAACAAACGGTCGAACTGGTGGAAATCGCGAAGCAACTCAGCGGTTTAGACACCGTTTAGACACCGTTTAGACACCGTTTAGACACCGTTTAGACACCGGAATCTGTAAGCCCGCGCCAAGCCCGCGCCAAGCCCGCGCCAAGCCCGCGAACGTTCGCGAACGTTCGCGATATTGTTACGAAACACCGTGAATCGCGGGTTTGTGCACCCCGCGCGCGTTCGCGAACACCCCGCGCAAACTCTGCCACTTACGGCGTGCATACAACTTCTGTGCGAATTACGAACGAAAACTAACCCGAAACGACGTAAATCCTTTCCCCGTCGACACCTACGAAAATACTACTCTTGACAATCTTGCACACATATGATATAATATGTTCTGACCTTGCTCAGTGTGAGCATATTTTGGCCCATATGAAAGGACTATTTTATGGCAGCTCAAGACACTCATTGGTTCGGCTCGTCCTCAGTTTATTGGCGGGTTGCCGAGACTAAGGCAGAGCTAACAAAACTGATGGACGCACTTGACCACTACGGCGGCAGCTACTGGATTTACAAAGTCCCGATGGCTCTGGATGCCAAGTACATGATTCGGAACTTCGAGCCAGTGGTCGAGGGTGTAACCTTCGTGGAGGAGGTGCCAAGCCCGCGCCAAGCCCGCGCCTAGCCGTCCGTCTTTGCGTCTCGCGGCTGTGTTTTCTGGACGGCGACCTGATACTTGTGCAGCACCACGGTTGCCCACGGCGCAGTCAGTTCGACGAAGGCGTCAATAGCATGCCGCGGAAGCACTTTGCGGCGGCCATCACCTTTCCATCGGTAGTCGTCGAAGATCATAATTCCGCCCGGTCGCAGGAGTCGCCAGCACAGTACCGCGTCGGTCATCACATCGAGCCCCTCGTGGCTGCCGTCAATATAGGCAGCGTCGAAAGTGTTTCGCGGCCAGGTCCCACAGATATCCGACGACCTGCCCCGGAAAATCTGTAATCGCGAACAGTGTTCGTTTGCCGATACGTTCGACAGGAATCGGCTGTAGCGGTCTGGACGAGGATGCGGATCGACCGCTCGAAGTTCGGAGTTCGGGTGCTGGCAACAGTTGGACAAAAACCAGTTCGTCGAACGGCCTTCCCAGTTGCCGATTTCCAGTATTCGACACGGAGTGCCCTGCAAATGGCCGATCAGCCGGAGCCAATCGTCTGCCCGATTGGCGGTCCAGTTCGTCGTATAGTCAGCCATCTTCCCTCCGCAGCCTAAAATAATCGGTTACTCGCTGCACCAGTTCCGCCTTCTGTCGTCTCGCAGACTCTGTCCACTGCCACAACTGCGTTTCCGGATCGATCTCCACGTCCATCAGCGGATCGAATGCAGACAACCAACGCAGGCGCTCGACGTATTTTCGGTCGCGACGGTCGCCATGCCAGTGATGTATTAAATGCCCCGCGACCAGGCCGACATTGCCAGCAACTTCAGAAAACGTGTGATCGCTCCAGGCGTTGACGGATCTCAACATCGCGGCAGACAAAAGTTTATCACTGAACAACGCCTTGCCGAAAAACCCGCGACACATCTGCGCGTCGGCACCGCCGAGTATGTTGTTGTCCATGAGTCCCCCGATTTTCGTCAGCGTCTCGCGGCGTATCGCCCACGCAAAACCAGGGTGAAATTTGTTGAACTGGAAAAAGTTCGGATCACTGGCCAGATAGCCTGACAGCACGCTCGGCTTGGCTACCCAATCTGAGCGTGAGCCGTCTGGTAGCTGTTCGTGCACGTCATCCCACAATTGCACGACCTTGTGCGACTGCAACTCGCTGACGATTCGCAAAGGCCAATCGGCGTGCTCGAACTGCACGTCAGCGTCGACCCAAGCGACGTGCTCGATCTCCGGCGGCAACTGCTCGATGAGAATGTTGAGCAGACGTTCTTTTTGCCATAGAGTGTGGCGATCACGATCAGCATGGATCCGTGTGATGTGGCAATTCGGTCCCGACTCCAATACGAAATCGGCATTGAAGCCCATTTCCGCCATGAATAAACGGACACCGGACTGCTCGCAATAATCGACGAATCGCCGAGCGTTGCGTCGCGTATGGTCCCAGCTCTCTGGATTGAAATGTGTCGAGATGACTGCCAGCGAGGGCGCGACTGATTTCGCTGGCGGTGGCGTAGCGATTTTTGCAGGCACTTTCGCCCATATCGGATCGGCTACCTCGCCCGTGTCAACTCCCGTGTCAACGTCTCGCAGTTTCGTCCACAGATAGGCTCGCAGCGGTTCTCTCCATGCCCCGTTTCCGTTGTTTATCGCCACGGACGTGTCGCGGCTGAGCCCGTCCAGATCTTTCGCTTTGAGATATCGATTCAAAAATCCGCGAGAATGTCGCGCCTCTTCCAGATCATAAAACTCGGCACCGTAAATCAATTCCCACGTAAACACCTGGTTTGCCAGATCGTATTTCTTCCAGATCTCCAAAAATCGTTTTTTGTTGATCCAGTGCGGCAGATGCGTGCCCCACTCATGGCATGGAAGGCCGTGCGAATGGATTGCCGCGAACGTTTTGCATTTAACTTTGTGCCATCCGTTGCTGACGTTGTACGTGCCGATTTTTGAGGCAGGTATGTGGCCATAATGTCGCGGTCGGCGCAATTCGGCGAAACTGGTTGGTGTGATTAAATACACATCGTCCATGATCCAGAAAAAATTGTCCGGAACCGCGTCAGACATGCACGCCTGATAGAGTTTGTTCAAACTATCGCGATATCTCCGATTCGGGCCAAACGGTACTCGTCGCACGGGTACATATTTCCCGCTGTACCAGGAAGGTTTCGCGCCGACCACGATGAATTCAGCCGGCCGGTCGAGATACTTATGGATGGATCGCTGGCTCCATCGCAACTCGTCGCCCTGTGCGCCGGTTGCCCAGTAGATATAGACAAACGGGATGGGCGAGCCATCAGGTGGATCGTACAGAGCAGTCGGTACAGCCGACGTAGCTTGCTCGCCCCATCTCAGTTCGACGGGGAACGGTGTCGCTGTCGCTGTCGCAATTTTTGTCGGCATAACGTCTGCCGTACTGGTCTGCCATGCCTCATGGTCTAGCCGCGGTGTCGGCAACTGCTGCTCCGGCTGCTTGCGCAAGACGGTATCGACCAGCGACGTTGCCGTTCGAGCGAGCCAGCTCGACGACGGTGCAGCGACATTCATCGCGGCCTGCCGGCTCTGGCATCCGCCGCACTGCCGAATACCGGCAGCGTCCGTCAAACGCTTCACCTGATCGCCGAGCCCGGCCGCATTCGCAGCCTGCTGCCACCAATGGACAATATGGGCGTCACGTCGATCTGGAGAAATCGTCTGGTCACCGTTTCGGTCGTAACCCCTACAGATATCGTGCTCACGCGAGTTCATCTTGCGGCGGAAGAACTCGCAATCGCCCGATGATGTGCAAACGCAATGGTGATCCACAAGCTACTCGTTGATCTGGTAATTAAACGTAATTTGCACAGCACCCTGAGCGCTCCCACAGGTTCCGCTGGACGAAAATGGGGAGCACGTAGTGCCGTTGCCGACATCATCAAGATTGAAAACTCCGAACGGGTAGCTCTGTGTCGCGTCAGTCAGGTGATATTTAGTCAGACGCACCTCGAAATAACACACATCCCGGCCAAGGTCGTCATCCCAATAGGTTTTTGGCTCCAGTAACCCGGAAAGCCGAAACAGTCCGTCGAGCCACGAGCAATCTGACCCACCATTGTTACCAAACACGACTCCGTCAAAAAACCACTTGCCGGCATACAGTCCGCTATCGTGATACGTCCACGTCGCCTGCGTTTTGCAGTCGTGTGAATAAGTATTCGATCCGTCCGAGCGAGACGTTGAATCGAGCGTGAGAGTCAGACTTGCGGGAACACAGCAATCGGCGCAGAAGTAGCAATCATCAGACGAACCGACCGACGAAGGATCAGAATCACTCGGTGGATCACTCGGTGGATCGGACGGTGGATCACTCGGTGGATCACTCGGTGGATCAGACGGTGGATCAGACGGTGGATCAGACGGCGGATCAGACGGCGGATCAGACGAACAACTACACTCGTCCGGTGATGCGGCGTCCTCGTCGTACTCTATCACCTCCCACTCGCAACCATTGCGCCGCACGTACGCAATTCCGCCAGACGGAGCAGGCGTGGAGCCTGACCCGGCGAGCGACTGAATCAGCGTCTGTAATCTGGAAACAACAGTGATCTCTCCGCTCGCAAACGCCCGGCTCCGGCCGTACTCCAGCGAGATCGGATCAGCCCACGGATCAGTCGGGATTAACGGTTTGGCGTCTGCCTCGGCCCATTGCCACGTCGCGGCGAAATGATTTTCCGTGTATTCAACCCGGCTACCAGGATTACGCGTGACCGTCACCTCCGCGCAGCCTGTGCAGCAGCCGTCTTCGAGGTCATCCGGGTACAGAGACCAATCTGACACGAGTAGCGTAATCGCCTGGTCAGGATCAAACGCACATTGTCGGTGCACCTGTACGAGTTGTGTCGCTACGCCGAAATCATTTCCGTGCGAACGGACATGCGTGGAACCACGCTGGTGGTCCCAGATCACGAAATCGTCAAATCCTGACAACAGCCACGGCGCGAATCCGGGATAGTCAGATTCGTGTTGCTGCGCCATCCAGCCGAGATAGTCGTGAGTGATCTGCTCGGCCAGGCGGAAATATCTGTCACCATAAAAATAGTGATCAATCAATCCAGGCGGCTCCGGGCAATCGCCAGTCCCGTCGTGCCACAGATAGCGGCCGACCCAACTGGGCGTGTAAATCACTTTCGCCGTGCCCTCGGTTATGTTTTTGCCGCCAAACGGAATCAGTCTGGACTGATTCCGAATTGCTCGCGTGCCAGTGCCGGCGAGTATGCTCGCGTCAGGATACGAGGCAGGCATCGGCGAGTTCAAAGACGGCGAATCTGCCGGCACATCAGACGCGTTGTATTCGGCGAGCTGCCGATAAACTACATCGACGAACTCGGGGTACACCGCATGCTTCGCCAGTGGCGGTATCGCCGACGAATAGGCGTCTATGTCCGCGACAGAATTATGCGGCATAACAGCCATGCCGCCGCCGGTATTGTCCATTAACTGCGAGGTGTGACGATGCAGCGACTCCGAGACATCGATCAGTTCGCAATCGCCATTGAACTGCCTGACGAATCGACGCCCGCACGAATGGGCCACCGCGTCGAGCGTCAACGCTGCATTATGCTGCGCATGGTCGAGTTCGGTGGTGTCGGGAAAAAAATAATCTTCAGGCACGTCGGCCGGCAGAAACGTCGCGTTAATGTTTAGCGCGTGGTTGAGCAGCTCAAGCCATCCCGCCCAGGACTGTTTGATTGTGGCTTCAGTGTAGACTTGGTTGGCGAGTATCGCGGGAGGCACGCGATGCGGCAGTCGCCGATTTTGCCAGTGGTATCGCACGTCGACGAGCGGAATCAGCCAGAGCGATTCACGGCCTTTGACTGTTGACAGTGCCCTGGGCTCCAGTAAATACATCGGCGTCGTGACGGCATAGCGGCCGTCAGGATCAACCAGATGGCGAACCCCTATCGTGCCGTCAAAATTGCTGTCGGCAATAGTCAGCATTTCCGGATCAACCGTTTTGGCAGTCACACCCTGGTCAGAAAACTGTCCGGCTATCGCCAGAATTTTGTCCAGACCTGTACTGTCCACCAAACCGACAAACGTGCTCCACCGAGTCGCGCCGCTCGGCCAGTGCAATTGATTGATCTTGAGATCTGGTGCTGATCGATAGTTTGGGCTCGGATAGGGCGTCACTGGCTGGTGTGGACTGATTGAACGCGTGCGGTGATCGCACTCCGCGACCGGAGTCGCCCCGAATAAATCGAAACGAGACAGGTCCGTGCGTTGTAGGAACGACTCCAGCCATCCGCCAGCGTCAGGTGTCAGCAAATCGACGCCTGCGTATTGCAGCATATTAACTACCTAGTTTCGACGTGGACTGACCACCGCCGGACTGCATGGGTTTGTTGTCATCTACGGCCGCCGGCTTCACGGCCACTGCCGGCTTCTTCTCTTGCGGCCTCACGGCTGGTTTGTCGGCTGATTTGTCGGTCATGTCAGATCCCACTGAAAAGGAGTTCGGAAAGAAATTGCGAGGTCGCCTACCGGCTCGCCCTGGATGGTTGGCCGCTCGCCGAACAGAGGTTCGATCTGCTGCGTGGTCAAACTCTGGCCGCTGCCGTTATCCAGCCACTTGCCCGAGTACAATTTCAGGAGTTGCCGTTTGATCGTCCACAGCCCGAAGGAAGCGTGACTCATCACCAGATACGGCTTCGACGCCTGCCGCAAACTGGAGTGCACATAAATTGCAGCCGTGAAGCCGGTATATTCGATCAGCGTCTCGTCGCCCCCGCCTTCATACTCAGCCTCGCCGTACTGGCCCTCCATTGGGTACAGCAGACAGGCGATTTTTTTGCTCTCGGTCGAGTTGCTGGACAACTCCGAATTAGGATCGTCTGAGATCCACGAATTCTGAGGCCCGAACAAGGTCAGCGTGCGCAACTGCGTCAGCAGTGCGTTCATCACCTCGGTTTGTGTGGTTGGTACTGTTTCCATGAGACTTTACGATATCGTAACGTTATGACACGACGGAATCCGGAATTGTCTCACCACCCGTGGAGTCGACGGGCAACAGCATCTGGTTACCGGCTAGATCAAACGTGCGGGCGAGCCACTCGTGCAGTAGTCCTGCGCGGTCATTCGTCACCGTGAGGCTGTACTCGTCGCCTACCCTGTACGCGTCAGAGCCGGTGAAAATGGCCGCCAGCGGGCCACCATTGTAGAGTTCGGCCATTGCCACCATTGCCAGATGATCGAAATAGATTTTCGTGCCTGACGGTGGTGCCGTGCTGATGCGCATCCGCAGATAGACAAGATCCGGCACGACCGCGGGCAGGCGAAAAATCGGTTCTGCTGCCTGCGCTGCATCCAACGACTGCCACGCTGTTGTCAAATCCGAAACGTTGACCGAGATTGTGTTTGCGTTTCCCTGCGAGTCATTGATTACAGTGCCACTGATCCCGTCAACCAGCGAAAACTGGAGGACGCCCGAGACTGCTGTAGCCGCGACCGTCAGGAACACATTCAGCGCGTACGCGGTCTCCGAATCAACAGCAACGGCGTGATCGAGTTGCGTCAATTCGCTGCCGTCTGAATCGAACAGTAACGCGTAGGAACCGGCATAGACCTGCGGAGTGCCAGCGACTGACTCAGCGTGCGTCAGGGTAGGCGAGACTCCGCCCGTCAAGTGGTTGGAACTCGTGAGCATCGCGACATCGCCGCCAGTGCCCAGAAACGTCACCGTGTGCGTGACATTCGGACTGGTTCCAGTTTCGGTAACCGTGACTGACGCCAGCCCGGCAAGTACCCGCAGACGTGATTGCACCGTCGCGGCCGTCGCGTTGTAGGCGATCTGCTCTGTTGTTTGCGTTTTCCCAGCCGCGTCAACGTAATGCAGCAGGCTGTATCCGCCAGACGGATCGCCAGTAATTGCAACAGTCTGTTGCTCCGGCGTTGTCATTTTTACCGTGGTGCCCGGTTGCGCGACAGACGCAATCCAGCCGGCAGGAACATTCGAGTCGAGACTGCTGAGAGTGTCGAAATTGCCTGCCGTAATCAGGCTCCCGGCCGGTGCGATCGCGGTCAGCGTATTGGTGACACCGCTGCCGGCAGGCCACGACAAATCCAACTCGCTGACGGTAGTAGCTTCGCCAGTGACTGTAAATCCGACGCTGCCGTCTATAGTCAATTCGACAGTGCATGTCTCCGCGTACGCGGTCTGCTGTAGCAGTCCGTCGCCGCGAGTGACAGTCGCGACGAGAACACCATTGCCAGCCATCGAGCCCACTGTCGCAACGGTGGCGGTCACAGCGGACGCATCGAACGATTCAGAATTAGCGAGCATTTGCGTGCGCAGCTCAGACAGAGCCGTCGTGTACGTCTTCGAGGAAAGCGGATTATCATCATGGACTACCTCAACCAGATAGTCTCTCGCTACCTGTTGCAGCGATGCCATCGACGTACCAGCGGACGAATCGTGATCATCGGCGATTGACGAAACCCCGGCAATGATCGCGTTCAGATCCAGATCGTCCGCGACGTTTTCGTGTTGTGTGACGATATCCTGTATCTCGTCTCGCACTGTCGTGCCAGATGCGTCTGCAATGACCTGCATCGCGTGGAAGACTTTGCCCAGCACATCGAACAGGCCAGCAGAGCCATCGTAAAAATTGATTGTCATTATGGATTCGCTCCAGACAGCAGTATGGGATCGGTGATGTGTGTCGCGAACGCGGGATCTTCCCAGGGATTTACGCCGATCGGCAACGTCGAGTTGACTGGGGGCGGCACCGTCAACGCATAGGTAAATTCAGCCAGCACGGTGTGCAGTTCCTTGCCGTCCGCGCTGACATCTGGAACTTTGGGCGTGACGACATTTCGTAGCAGCACCGCCTTGCCGGTCCCGAACGTGTACTCTTCAGCGGGTTTCGGCAGTTTCGGCTGCTGAGCGTATCGTTGAGCGGATATCCGAATCGTCCGTGTGGTGTTTGGCAATGCGAGCCCTACTACCGACAACGACGGCGTGGCAGGGCCAGCCGCGTAACGCTGGCCAGCGACCGGCAACGCGACGTTATTCACCGAGTTCTGATACTTCGATTCCAACTCGTAGTGCGTGTACGGTTGGTATTTGTGTGCCGAGCTGGTCCTGTCCGTGGGGTTCGTCACGTCTGTAGTAATCGACGCTGCCAGTTGGTAGTCAACTCGATTCGACAGACCCATCCCCTGGCTGCCGCTCTTTACCGCGTTGTTGATATAATGGTCATCGTTGCAATGACTTTGCAGGAACGCGTTCCAGGCGGATGTCAGCGGGATTGGCCCCTCGATTTCGACGGGATCACCTGGATAATTTCCGCGCGATCGGCTGCGACTGTAATTCGGCGATGCGCCAGCCAGATCGGCCGCGGAAATAGGTTTACCGATGTTTTTGGTGCGCAATCCTAAGAGCTGTTTGCCAGCGGCCGTCCGCTGAACTTGTGCCTGTACGTTGACCGAATTTATGTCGTCGCCGTAGGAATCAGTGATCGACAGATTGTGGAGAATCGCATTGTCGTTCGCGAAATTGCCGTCGTACAGCCGCGCCTTGATGATCGCGACCGCAATCCTCACTAAATGGCCCTTATCGACATCTCGCGGGCCTGCCAAAGTTATGTCGATCGACGATATACTGATTTTATTGTCGGCGGTAGTCTCGTTAGCAGAGTAGTTCCAGCTCGTGGCCGGTGGTGGTGGCGAGCACGCGACTTCTCGATCAACGATGGTGTACTCCAGGTTCAGCGCGTCTGGCGTGACCTTGAACGTCATACTGTCGCGTCTGAAGCCCATTTGCAGCCGCGGCACGACCATGTGCCGTAGTGAGTTTGGGTTTATATTGGACGACCCCGTACGCAGCAGGCCCGAAATAGTGCGGACTGTGCGCATGTTCTGATCAATTGAGTCAACGCAACTCCAGCGATTTGACAGCACTACATTTTGCCGCCCAGGCACGTCAGTGGCCGGCGAGGCATCAGTACCATCTCGGCATTCCACCACCCATGCCTCGATCGTGTACTCAATCTCCAGCACAGAACTATTAACCGCTCGGGTAATGTTGCATGTCCGCGGCTTAGGACCGTTTTTCACGTCCTGCCGGTGCATCATTCGCAGCGCCGGCCCGTTTACTTCCAGCAGTACATCGCCATTCGCGCCGGTGCCGTCAGCGCCGACAATAAATTTCAGGTCGCCACGCGGGCTCATCAATTTGCTGCGGACGGCTGACAAATAGTCAGCACCGCTGGTCTGCGCCGCTGGTCCCTCCGTGCCGAAATTGGCGGATTGCGCGTGCATGTAGCCGGTGACTGATATCGTGAATTTGAAACACGCCAGATCAGTGTCTGACGCATCATATTCAGATTGCTGCTCAAACCGTTTGGTGAGCACGTTCCGCAGCGAAATTCCGTTGTAAGTCAGCCAGGTTTCAGCAGCCATCGAACACCCTTTCACGTTACGATATCGTAACGACTATGCCCCATAGCTGGTTTCGAGTCGTACAATTCGTTCAGCGTGATCGTCGACACGTTCGTCCAGGTCGTCGGCCTTTCTGGCGGCCGAAGTCATGTGTCGATCGATAATCGTGAGCCGGCTCTTGATTTCGCCGAGTTCTCGCCCGAGCCACCAGGCCGATCCGGTGATTGACAGGCAAAGTGCAGTTACTCCCACTATCGTTTCAGGCGTCATTTTTCGTCCTAAGTATTAAAAACAAGCTGCGAGCCAGTCGGACGGCCGCTATGGCCAGCACACACAGCATGAGTTGAAATTCCGATTCACTCGTCAGCGTGTTCTCCCAGCCAGGCTTCGAGATCTGACCTCGCTTTTTCCGCTCGTTTTTCCATCCGTCGTTTAACGATCAGTGTCCCGGCCTTGCTCGCGAATCCGAGCCAGCCGCGTGACGCCAGCATGCCACCGATAGCAGTGCCACCGAGATGACTGGCGGCAAACGTCGCGATAATCCCTGCGAGCGTGCCCATTAGGAATCAAGCCTCCTGTGTGCGAGCCCTGTGAGGATCCCGAACAACCCCCACAGGTATTGGAGTGGTTTTTCTTTCGCGTCGTCCTTCACGCCCTTTATTTCGGCCAGCGCGATAGCCGCGTTGGCCTTTGCCGCCGCGGCGTCAGCCTTCAGCGCGAATACCGCCTTGAGTTTCGTTACTGGATTAGCGGACTTCACTGATTCCACGTCCGATTTGATCCGGAGCAAATCATCCTTCACTTTCTGGACTGCCTCCATCGCGACATCAGTCTGCGTTGGTGCAGGCGGCGGATCGTCAGGCGAAGGCTCTAATGGTTCTGCCGGCGGAAACTCGATCGTCGGCTTCTCACCTACAATTAACCGGCCGAGTCCGTCGAAGATGCCGGCAATCCAGCCAATCAGGCCACCACGTCTGTCGGGCTCATAACCAACTCGATAGTTTTTCGTGTTGCGTACCCAGACGACCGGAAAACCTAAACCGCCCGGCGCTCCGGCTGTCGTTGAGAATTCACGAGCGAGAACCGGATCGCTCCACGTTTTCAGGTTGTTGTCCCAATTGACGAACTTGAATTCATACTCGCCAAGTTTCCCGGCCGCCGCGTCGAATTTAAGCCGATCACATGCGCTACACGTGTCAGTCGTAAAAACAATCACAGAACGCCGCTTGTAGACTGTGAGTATGTCCGGCCGATCGATTGCCGTGCGGATTGACGATAGGCCAATCCAGTACGAATCAGTGTCTCCTGTCATCGACAGCAGGCCGCAGACTTCGCCCCGCGAATTAAATAACGGCCCGCCCGAATTTCCGGCGTCACTGCCCCAGTCAGTGACCACGCCATCGTCGAGTCGTACACTGAAGGTGTCATTGCGACGAGTTGTGAATCCAATCCGCGATACAGTTCCACGGTTGAGCTGATAATTACCAGCCGGGTAGCCGACAGACCAGACTGGCTGGCCAGCCGTTATCGATTCGCTCGCGACCGCCGCAAACGGCAGCCGACTGGCGTTCGGGATTCGGTAGCACTGGGCTTCGTCCACGCCATTTTGCGGCGGCAGGTAAATCAGTGCCGCCGAAAACCTGGACCCATCTGGAAACACGACAGACACGTTCTGATCTGTTCCGCAGTGATCGGCCGTCAGAATCAGCCCGTCACCCGATACGCAAACGCCAGAACAGCCATCGTCAATTCGCACGACGGCCGCCTCGTTTGCCTGGCTGGACAACGGCACAAATAAAATTGCGATTACGCAATACATTTTGTGCAGCAAGGTCATAGCAACGCCTCCAGATAGGCCACCATCAGATGATCACGCCCGAAATCCGCCCGAAATCCGATCACTCGCTCGACTAACAGTCGGAACGCAGACGGATCCAGCAGAGTGTGCCCGTCCTCCGTCAGTAGCACTAAGCTGTCAGAGTGACGATATCGTCGCGATGTGGGTAATAGTGGAATGTATTTCGGCAACAGCATGGAAGTGCGAAATACGCGCGGCACTCGGGGCACGACATCATTGCCGTGCACGACTCGCCATTGCCGATTTGCGAGCCGCTGGTTACAGAGACTGGCGAAATGGCGATCACCCACGCGAGGCGATCCAAAAGAGTAGAGCACTGTCCGGCCGGCATATCGACCACCCGAAAAATCGCAGGCGCAGAGCGTCGCTAGTCCACCGCCGAGCGAGTGCCCGGTCACGTACAGTGGCTGCCCGTCGAGCAAGTGCCCCTGTAATGCGGCCACTATCGCCGGGCGAATTTCGAGCCACGCGGTCAGAAATCCCTCGTGGACGCTGGTCCCTTTCCAGATCGCTCGTCCGGAGCGAATATCAGTCCGCACGTCTGCCGCAGACGACGTGCCGCGAAACGCCAGAATGGCGTGATCCGGAAACAACAGCAACAACGCCTCAGTCTCGCCTGCAACTATCAATTTCGCGCTGTCAGATTTCCACTGTTTCTGTAGCCGCTCCGTGTGCGTTGGTCCGGCGTACGCGTCCAGCGAGGCTCTAGCGAGTCTAATTGCTAATTCTGCATCGTATGCCGTCACAGAGTTTCCTCCCACAGCGACGGCATTGGGCCACCGGGAACGTTGCCCTGAGCGTCGCTGTGCTGGAAGTTCGTTTGTTCGAGACGCCGCAGTGTTTGCGTCCCGAGTGGCATATTGTTTTCGCGACGAGTGTTTTCCTCGATTTTTTCGAGCAGTTCGCGGTGTTTCCTGGCGTCCTCGATTTCTTCCTCGGTCATTCCCATTGCAGACATCATGAGCTCGCTGAGCCAGTCCTGCGTACCAGTCCAGGCCCCGATAATCCCGCCACCAATAGCGGTGCCCGTCTCCAGTACCGCACCACCAGCATGGCCGACCCCACCGGCAATGTTGTTCCACAGCATCGACCAATTCGTCAAGTACGGCTCAGCCGCTTCCTCGAAGCGGTCGAGCCCTTCGGCCGCAAATTTAGCACTGTCAGCCAAAACGTGGCCGCGGTGTATCTCTCTGCGGATTCGGGCGATATCCAACCGAGCCATCGCGAGCGCGATCGTCCCGTTATACATCGCCAGGCTTCGATTACTCTCGACGATATTGCTGATAAACTTCTGGAACGCCCCAATCACTTTAATGGTGATCACAGCCGCCAGTGCGGCGAACGCTGCCACGAGCAAAGCGCCACCAGTCACTATCGCTGCCGTGCCTCCAGCCGCCAACGCACCGCCGGCAACTGCTCGACCGGCAGTGCTGGCCAGAACTCGGGCACCTCCACGAAGCAGCATGCCACCGAGGCGACTTTTTGCGACTCCCCCGACCACTTGCCGTGCACGACGCCGAGCCATCACTTTCTGGGCTCGCGGCAGCCGCTGGTACAAATTATGTGCGGCATTCAACTTATGCGCGACCCGCCGCAGCCCGCGAGACGGTATGGCGTTGAGCTGCTCAGCGGTCAGCAGTCGGCCCTTACGTGCCGCTGCGGCCGGATTCCGTTTGCCGAACTGGTCATATGGTCGCCTTTTGCTGAACAGTAGTCGTACCGCGGCTCGTTTTGATACGCCTTCGTGTTCATCCTCGTCGTGCGTCTCAGATTTCGGCATGACCAGTTTTTCAGGATCGGCCATAACCTCGTGAAGCAATCGTTTGTTCAGATATTCCGCCGCTTTGCCAAGGTGTTCGGATTTTCCGCCGGTATGCTCTTTGAAAAATTTGAACCAATTTCGTTTGCTCGTTTCGGCGTGTTTTATGGTTCCGGATTCATTGAATTTCCCGTGCGTACTGACAAATTTGTGCCGGAACTCGGCCCATTTGCTGCGAGCCCGCTCCTGCGTCGTTTTCTCGATCGCCTGTTGCTCGGGCGTGAGTCCGGGCGTGGTCTCGATCGGCGGATCAGTCCATCCAGGCACCGATGGAGCAGAGTGTTCCGGACGGGACGCAGCGCTGGCCAGAGGCGGGCTGGACTCAGCGCTGGCCCCTCCGGTTGGTTCGGCTTTTTGTGATGGATCGACCCCGGTTACGAGTTCTGTCGCAGCAGGTCCGAGCCAGCGAGCCAGGAACGGCAGAGATTTTTCGGTGAACGATTTAACGGGTTTGGCGTCGTCAGGCGGCGAGGCGGTTTCATTCACCTTCGACGTAACAACGTCGGCAACGTTGCCGACATCAGGTTTGTTCGCGGCTGAAAACGGAGTCTTTCTGCTGCCCGGCAGCTTCGTCTGACGACGAAACCAGTCGCCAGCTAGTTTGGAGAACGAATGCAGGCCGCGACGCAATCGGCCGGCTGGTGGCTGGTCGGCTGGTGGCTGGTCGGCTGGTTGAGTGGGTTGAGCAGTCTCGCCACTATCTTGGGACTGACTAGCGGCCGGCTCTCGACTGCCCGGCAGCTTCGCCTGACGACGAAACCAGTCGCCAGCTAGTTTGGAGAACGAATGCAGGCCGCGACGCAATCGGCCGG